GGGTTACTACTGTAACTGCAGCTTGGTTATCTAAAAAATTACAATTAGCTAAACCTGAGAATCCTGAAAGAGTATTGCTTATCGCGAATAAGCGTGATACTGCGGTGGAAATGGCTAATAAGATTAGAAACTTTTTAGATCAATGGCCTGAATGGATTAACGTTGGATTTTCACCTGATAAAAACTCAGAAAGTAGATTTAGATTAAATAATGGTTGTGAGGTTAAAGCGGTTGCAACTTCACCCGATGCATTACGTGGTTATACACCTACAATACTTGTATTTGATGAGGCCGCTTACATTGAAGCTGGTGAGGATTTTTGGTCCGCATCTATGGCGTCATTGTCAACAGGTGGTAAAATCATTCTAATCTCAACACCGAATGGATATGACCCAATTTATTATGGAGTTTATGATCAAGCAATTCGTAAGATGAACGATTTTCATATTACGGATTTGAGATGGTTCAAAGACCCTCGTTACACGAAAGATTTATGTTGGGTTAAATGTAATGACATTGTCCATTATATGTTGAACAGAGAACAATATAATGATGATGAAGTAGTGAAGTATGATTTAGATTTAAAAGATTATGTAAAACATATTGAAGATGGTTACAAACCTTTCTCATCTTGGTTTGAAAAGATGTCTAAAAAATTCTTGTATGATAGACGTAAAATTGCTCAGGAATTGGAATGTGATTTCCTTGGTTCAGGAGACGGTGTAATTCCTGTTGATGTTCAAGAGAACATTGCAAAAAATATGATACGTGTACCCATTGAAAAATATATGCAAGGTACTATGTGGCAATGGAAAGAACCAGTACAAGGACATCGATACATTATGGGTGTAGATGTGAGTAGAGGTGATAGTGAAGATTTCTCATCAATTAATATTGTTGATTTCGATGATAGAGAACAAGTGGTTGAGTATATTGGTAAAATACCACCAGATGATTTAGCTGCAATCGCGTATAAGTGGGGTATTCTTTACAACGCATTTATTGTGATAGATATAACAGGAGGTATGGGTGTTGCAACATCAAGAAAGTTGCAAGAAATGAATTATAAAAACTTATACATAGATGGTATTAATGTTCAAAACAAATGGGAATATAATGCCAAAGCAATGGAAAAAATTCCGGGTATCAATTTTAACAATAAACGAACACAAATCGTAGCTGCTTTCGAAGAACAATTAAGAAAAGAATTTATAGTGCGTTCAAATAGATTATTGAATGAATTGAATACGTTTGTTTACATCAATGGTCGTCCTGATCATATGAAAGGTGCTCACGATGATGCAATTATGAGTTTATCTATGGCTTTATATGCTGCAGACATTTGTTTCAATCAATTGGAAAGAAACGAAGCCGCGAGTAAAGCGATGATGAATTCTTGGGTAATGACGGAAAGAACATATGAAACAGAAAAAACATTTTATTCTTATGGCACTAGTTTGGATATGGTTGGTTCAATGACAATGGACCCAAGTTTCTATCATAGAGATAATCCATTGAAAATGGGTGAACAAGCTTATAAAGAATATTCTTGGTTGTTTGGTAACCCTAATAAAGGTTTAAAAAGATAATTAAATTGTTTATATTATAATCAAAAGTATTTATATACATGGCTAATCAGAATCAAGATATAACTGTATTTCAGAAGTTAACCAGAATGTTTGGTTTTCCAGGTCAAAAAAGACCTCAACCACAACAAACTATTAATTTTAGTAAAGATGAGTTATTAAAAACGGATAGTAGAGAAGAATATGAAAAAGCAATGTTGCAAGCGCAACAAAGCCAATACATTGCAGATAAATGGACAAAACTTGACCAATCTTTATACAATCAATCGGTTTATTATGAACCAAATAGATTATCAGCATATTATGATTATGAATCTATGGAATTTACACCAGAGATTTCTGCAGCATTAGACATATATGGTGAGGAATCTACAACAATGTCAGAAAAAGGTGAAATCCTTACAATATTTTCAGAATCAGATAGAGTAAAAGATATCCTTAATGATTTATTCAATAATGTATTGGATGTAAATACCAATTTACAAATGTGGGCAAGAGGTATGTGTAAGTATGGTGATGATTTTGTTTATTTAAAAATTGACCCTGAAAAAGGTATCATTGGTTGTCAACAACTACCGAATATTGAAATAGAAAGAATTGAAGGCGCAGCATCTAAAACTCCAAATCAAAGAGATATAAAGGTACCTACAAGAGAACTAAGATTTACTTGGAAAAATAAAGATTTAGAATTCCAATCTTGGGAAGTTGCTCACTTCAGATTATTAGGTGACGATAGAAAATTACCTTATGGTACATCAATGCTTGACAAGGTAAGAAGAATATGGAAACAATTATTACTTGCTGAGGATGCTATGTTAATCTATAGAACATCAAGAGCTCCTGAAAGACGTATTTTTAAAATATTTGTGGGTAATATGGATGATAAAGATATTGAACCATATGTACAACGTGTGGCCAATAAATTTAAAAGACAAGCTGTATCAGATCCAACAAATGGTAATGTTGATATGAGATATAATCAAATGTCTGTAGACCAAGATTATTTCATTCCTGTTCGTGACCCAGCAGCACCAAGTCCAATTGACACATTACCTGGAGCACAGAATTTAGGTGAAATTGCGGATATTGAATACATCCAAAAAAAGTTATTGGCAACACTTAGAATTCCAAAAGCATTTTTAGGTTTTGAGGAAGTGGTTGGTGATGGTAAGAATCTTGCGTTAATGGATATACGTTTTGCAAGAACAATTAATAAAATACAAAAATCATTAATTCAAGAACTTAATAAAGTTGCATTAATGCATTTATTCTTATTAGGATTAGAAGATGAATTGAATAATTTCACCTTATCTTTAACTAACCCATCAGCACAATCTGATTTATTAAGAATTGAACAATGGAAAGAAAAAATAACTCTTTATAAAGACGCAACTTCTGATCAGTCTCAACTTGGTATTTTACCAGTTTCACATACTTGGGCTAAGAAAAATATCCTTGGTTTCAGTGATAGTGAGGTTATACTTGATTTACAACAACAACGTCTTGAAAGAGCTATAGGTGCTGAATTAACAGCTACGAATACAATCATTAGACGTTCAGGTATATTTGATGATGTTGATGCTAAATATGGTATCCCTGAAGAAGAAAGAGAAAAATTGGAAGCTAAAGCAAGTACAGCTGCACCAGCAGAAGGAGGAGCACCAGGTGGAGCAGAACCTCCATCGGGCGGAGCTGAACCACCTGCAGGTGGTGAAGAAGCAGCACCATTAAGCGAAGGTTTGAAAACTAAAAAATCTAAAATATTAGGAATGTTGGGTGACGAAAAAGAAAATTTCAAAGATTTATTTGATATGGAAAAGGCTCAACAGAATATTTATGAAATAGAACATAAATTAAACAATCTATTAAACGATTAAAAATGAAATTTGGAGTATTAAAAAGTAAATTATTGAATAAATTAACAGAATCTTATTCAAAAGAAAATAAAAAAGAAATTAAAGACATATTGAACCTAATTGGTGAAAATAAAAATTTCAAAGAAACGTATTTGTTATATGAAGAATTTGAAACAAAATATTTTGAAGATAAGGAAACTGCAAAATATTATGTTGATGAGTTAACTTCTGCATTGAAAGAAAAGTCAAAAGAAATCGAAAAAACTGTTAAAAATATTAATGAATCTATCGGTAGTGTTGAAGCAGAAAAAAATGAAATTTACGATATGTTAGATTTATTATCGGAAAATGATACTCTACTGAACATTGATAAAAAAGTGATAGCTAAAAAAGAATTAGTTAATTTTTTAACTACGAAAAAAGAAATTAATGAGTCTACCCCTAAAATTTATTCTAAAAACGAAAACTTATTATTGGCTGTTTTATCTAATAATTTTAATGTTCTTTATAATGATTCTATGAATGAATCTCAAAAGGAAGAGTTTAAAAATATTATGTCAATTTCAACAGAAGATTTAAAAACTAAAACAGTAGAATTACAAGAAACTATTTTAAATAAAGTTAATAATCTTTTGAATGAATCTGATGATTCGGAAATGAAAGAGAAATTGAATAATGTGAAAGATGAAGTTTCAAAAATGATCCCAACGAAGTTTAGTTATTACAAATTAGTACAATTAAAAAATGGTCTTGATTAATCGAGACCATTTCTTTTTGAGTTAATATAGATTGCTTTTAATTTCTCAGTCCTTCTTTTTACAGAGGGCTTAACATATTGTTCCCTGTCCCTTAGGATTTGAACTTGTTTAGTTTTTTGAACTTTACTTTTATAAGTTCTCAACGCAGTTTCTATACTTTTTTCATTTTTTAAATCTACAATAATCATAATAATAAATATGCGGCAAATTTACAACTTTTTTTTTGGTTTTCCAAATTAAATTCTTTATATTTTAATTATACACCATAAAAGTGATTATAATGAAAAAAATTAATGAAAACAGGTAGATTTATACCCATCGGTACTTACAACGATGTAAAAATCGGTTATGGTACCGTAGATTTCAAAAATCTTAAAACCATTTATCTTAAACTAAATTCTTGGTTACAACCAGAAAATGAAACTGAAGATTTCGATGCAATAATTTCCAAATCAAAACGTAAAATTAAATCATCGATTCATAATTTAAAAAATCCACATTTCAAACAAGAAAATATTGTTGATTTAGATATTAGAACAAAAGGTATCAAATTAGAAAAGAGGTCATTTATGAATTTGGAGATAACGCTTTATGTTAATGATAAATTCGATATCAAAACGAAGGAAATTAAAAATTTGATGAAAAATATTATGGAAACCATTATTGAAGATGGTTTATCTGATAAAATGTTATTTAATTTTTACAAAACAAAAAAATAGTCCATTATTGAAGTATTTATAGAGATAAATTCTATAAATGAAGGTATTAGGACCAAAAGAAACCGGTAGGGGTATATTAGTTGAATATGACGCAGGTCATGTTTCCCCCGATGAAAATAAGCAAATAATACAGGAAATGAAGGATATGGACTTTTCAAAAGACCTTATCCTTTATGCTGTTTTACAGAAATACAACACTCCAAATAAAAACGGGAGAATCTATCCCGAAGCCATTCTCAAAAGAGAGAATGAAAAATACCAAGCCGTTATAAAAAAAGGTGCAGCTTTAAATGAGCTGAATCACCCTTCATCTTCGCTAATTGATTTAGATAGAGTATCACATTCTATTTTAGAAACTTGGTGGGAAGGTAAAATGTTAATGGGTAAAATAAAACTTTACACTTCACCAGGTTGGAAAAAAATGGGTATAGTTAGTACAAGAGGTGATCAAGCTGCTATGCTATTAATGAATGGTGCAACATTAGGTATTTCTTCTCGTGGCGTTGGTTCATTAAAACAAGTTAAAAGTGAAAACATAGTTCAAGATGATTTTGAACTAGTGTGTTTTGATTTGGTATCATCACCATCAACTCCTGGTGCGTATGTTTTCAAAGACTTAGCAGATAGAGAACAATATCAAGAAGCAGTTGAAGAAAAACCAGTGGTTGAAGATAGAATGAAACGATTGATGGGCAATTTAAACAGTTTTTTAGCAAAATAAGGGGTTTTTTAACGATACAAATATAAAGAAACTAATTTTTTATAATTTTCATAGTATTTATAAGATAACAAAACAAAATTTTTACAATGAGTGAAAAATCAATTTTAGAACAAGCGTTACTTCAAGTACAAAACCTTGAAGAAGCTGTTAAGCAAAATGCAAAAGGTATACTTGCTTCAACTGTGAAACAAGAACTAAGCGACTTGCTTAAAGAATCAATGGAAGAAGAGGAAGAGACTCCAATGGAAGAACAACCAGAAGAGAAAGCTCCTGAAGA